GGTTAGCTCATCTAGCCATTCCCGCTGCTCAGGAGACAACTTGCCTATTTCCTTCTTGAGTTCCATACAAACAAAACCTAACTCTGGATGGACCAAAGCCATATCAGGAAACCCTCGCGCTGCCGTATCGCCAACAAAAACTCCGGGCTGAACTTGCCTACGCGAGTCGTGGAAGTGCGCCACCCGCCAACCGTACAGGCGAGCCAAGGCAATAAGCCTGCTCTGTAATTGCTTTTCCGATACAACACGAAAAGCTTTCTGTTCTGAACTCAACAACCCGCTTCTACTTCCCCGAAGATAAAGATACAAGCATCTCTACAGCCTGTTCTTTACTGAAAGACACGTTACAACAATCTGACGCTACGGTGCCTAGAACCGAACCTTCAACCCCGTAAAGCAGCGGTGACGGCAAAGCCAGAATTAGGCCACGATCTTCGCTTACAGCGTCCTCTATAGCCTCATCCAAAGAAGGTGGAGCGATACGAAACCTCATAACGCTAGGCGTCTAAAGTTGTTCGCCTTGACCTTGACACAAAGGGATTTACCGGCGACGGCAGCAGTAAGCCTTGTTGGGCAGATACCGCTTTTGACAATTCTGGAACCAGACCAAACAACCCAGCACCAGCGGTGCGGTCCTTGCCGCTTCACGTCAGACCACACCCGGTCAATTATCAAATCACTCATATCGTTTATCTCTCCCATTCTTACAAACATCAATCAATCCCCGACTAAAGCAGTAGGGAATAGGATTGTTAATAACAATTCATGTTGCTGCCAACTCCCAAGCCGGAGCGGTCTTCTTCAATTTTCCTGCCGATCTACGCTGCTTAACCTCGGCTAAGCCCTCAGCGCATTCACCCACGAAGGGACACCACCCACAGAGAGGGCCGACGGATGGGGGAAATGAATCATCCTCCAAGGCACGCTCAATACTGGCCCAGACACCCTTCAGCGTGTCCACAGCGGACCAAACAGATTCCGCAGTCACATCCGTAGCGATTGTCTCCGAGAACGAAGTAAACAACAACCTGCCCTCATCTGGTCTTTTACCGTCAACTTCTTCAACAAGCGCAGCGTAGATGTTGAGTTGCTGCAACTTAGAACCAACAAACCAAGGGCTAGGAACCTTTCCGGTTTTATAGTCAACGATGACAATGCCGCCGAGCCTGCTGCGATCTAACCGATCAACAATTCCTCTGACCGGCACGCCTTCAAGTGTTGCTGAGATGAAACGTTCCGTCGCGATAACCTCAACTTGTTCAGGGTTCTCCATTTGGAAGTAGCCGACGACAGATGACCAAGCACGCCTTCTGAACGCTTTGTCCTCAACGAAGCTTGTCTCAGCTACCCAATTGACCCATTCTGTTGAAGAAGAAAACTCCGCCCAAGAATCTCTTGCAACCTTGCGAGCGATCTCAATAACTCTGTCTTCCATCGGGTATTGCATCAGGTTTTCAAGAGTGAGATGAACGAAAGTTCCAAGCAGTGCTGCTTCTCCAGTCCCGCCGGATCTCCCCATCATTTTTTCTTCATAAAACTTCCGAGGGCATTGCTCCCAAAGTTGAACGCTTGAGGGTGAAAGACCTTGAATCTTATTCATCGGTAAACACTGTATGCCTTCCATGTTTGACTTTGAGACTACAAGCTAGAAGTTTGCAGGCCGATCAGAACGGCTCCTCATTGTCATACGCGTCTTCTCTTTGAGGAGGACGACCGCTTGAAGCGTTGCCTCTTCCACGATCCTGACCGCGACCACGATCACCGTTCCGACTGCTGTCATCGCGCCCACGATCATCGTTGCGCGCAACTTTAGAAACCTCAACCGTCGCCCAACGTGTCGTAGCGGCAACCTCATCAGCAACAACACCAACCTTCGATCGCTTCTCACCCGTCTTCTTATCTTCCCACCGGGAATGCTCCAACCGCCCCGACACTAGAACCCGGTCACCCTTGCGGAAAGATTCAACTACGTTCTCAGCGGTTTCTTTCCAACAAGTAACGTCGAAAAAGTTTGGTTCTTCTTCCCACTCGCCATCTTTCTGAAACCGACGGTTCCAAGCCAACCCGAACCTCGTCACTGAAAGACCCGATGGGGTTATCTGCAACTCTGGGTCTGCCGTCACATTTCCTACCAAAGTAACTTCATTTCCTGCTGCCATATGATTCTTCTTTCACTATGCGGCGGCTTGAGCCATCCGCTCCAATAAAACTTCAACACCCGGAAGGTCAGGGTTTTCGTCCGAGACAAGCACAGATAGAACCCTTGACTCCCAAACATCACCACGGTCTAAAGACGGAGAAAGTTTCTCCGCAAGCAGTCTTGGAACATGACCGATCATTGATCGCCTTCCAAGTAGTGGGATGTGAACCTCTATAGCGTTGCGGTCAAACTCGTTTTCTGGGTTACGAATAAGAACAACATCAACAGGCCGGTCAACTGCGTCAGAAGACCAACCCAATGCGTCCACTTGTGCTTCAGTCACAAGTAGTTCCAGAGACTGAACATTCGTAGGGTACGCATCAATAAAGGTCAAACCAACGACCTTGAACTCAACGCGCTTACCCATTACGCCTCGAACCATCCAATGATTGCTTCCGCTTGGTCAGCGGTCACAAATGCCAGATCGTTAGCGCCGAGCGTCTTCGCAAAAGCCTGAAACACTTTGACTTCTTTGGCATCAAGGCTTTCGACGAGCATCGCAATTTGATCTACTTGCTCGTCGCTTGCAAGGACATCAAACTCGCCGTCATCAGTACTTACTTGTTCGTCCGATGCGACACCTGCATTCGATAACGCTATCTGCATTGGATCGGAGTTCGGTGAAGCATCAATTGAATTGGCCGATGGCAAAGCGTGCTGGATGGTTCCTGCACGAATTGCAGCTATCTCCGCATCACGTTGTCGCCACAGAACGAGTGCTTTCAGGTCTTTGAGATCGTCAGGATACCCTGCACGCTTTAATGCCCGCCCGAGAGTCTTGGTACATAGAATGTTCCAATCGTCTGGTGTCCCACCGGCAGGAACTGGTTTCCACGCGGTCACGTCGGCTCTCACTCTTGGGAACTTGATAGTCGCTAAGCAGAACTGTTTGTCTGAACCAAACTGATCGGGAACGCCTATCTCGGAACCCGTGGCTAACTTGAAATCGTATGTTGCTCCGGGGTGGTCATCTAATAAGAGACCCAGCCTGAGTCCGGGGGAAGCATAAAATTCACTTATTGCTGGCATACAAACCTCGCTCTAGTAGTTCCATGTACAACAAGTACAGTAGTGGGAGGTATAGACACCATCTACCACTAGATGTAGGTGTAATAGTATTTTGTTAACCGTGCAAGGCTAGAGCGCAACTCGGCGTGTCTCTACTTTGCTACCATATTTGTCAGCAAAAACTCGGGCCTCGCGTAGCGTCAGAAACTCCGATTCTTCGCCAGTTACAGACACAACAAACTTCATTTTGGAACGCTGAACCCCGCGTTGAGACGGTGCAGAATGGCCGTCCGAACGTGGGGTGGTCGTTCCACCCTGCCTTTTACCGCAACCGCAGCCCATCAAACAACCGGCTCTCTGTCAGGTTCATTCCTGCCTTCGACCATCCACCCGGCACCTTTTTGCCGTTGAGCGTGCTGACGCGCTTCGCGTAAGGTGTAGAAGCGTTGAGTTTGTAGACCCGAGTCTTGAGGTGCGACGGAATAGAACCAGACATGATCGGTGTTTATTCTTCCCGTAATAAGCGGTGCCGACCTTTGCCCAATGATCTTAGGAAGTCGTTTGTTCCCACAGTTGCAAGCCATGCAATCACATTACCTTGAGTACGTTCAAGCGGTGGGTGAAGCAGTGTTATTGGGTTCTTGCATTGAACACCTGCCTGCAAACATGTAGACCTTTTCTCCACGCGCAAGCCGATGCCGATTTAAGTACATACTTTTAGCTTTTCCGGTGGCAACGAAACACGCTGCGGGTCCATCCTCGTTGTCCATAATTATCGGTAGCCGGAGGTGGTCGTCAGGTAGATGCTTTTCTAGCCACAAACGCGCTCGTTCAGCCCTGCGCCGATCTTCCTTGTCCCACGCCATATCGCTGAGCGCTTCCATGCCGTCGAGTATGTCGTAGACGCAAGGTACAACTTGAGATACGAGAACCCTAGAAGGGAGATTTATTATGATGTAGCCCGGTTTCTCTGCGATGGTTCCACTGTCATTATGTCGTCCGTGCTCTTTTCGCGAATTGCTAATAGCCCGAGTAAAGCCACGCGCTGGAACCTTGCCGTGACCCAAAGCTTCGACGAAGTGTTTATCTCTGAAATGGATGTGCGTCACTAAAACTCTTGGCTTTCAGCAACGATTTGTTCAACAAGGTCATTTTCAAGTTCAGCGATGACCGACTGCTCTAGTCTCGTGTAGTCGCCTTTGACGTTCAGCCATTCGTTGCCCCAGACGAGAATTGGATGCAGGCCGAGTGCGATTGCTGACTCATCTGCGCTGATCCACGGGATGGTTCGATCTGCTGTTATCCATCTCGTGACGGCCCTCTGGGAATGGTTGACCATTCTCGCAAAGTCCTTCTGGGAGAATGTTGGATCGTCAGACATTGTTCTGGCTATTTCCCAGAGTGGCTGTAGAGGTAGTGCGTTTCGAGTCATGTAGTAAATCCTTCTGTCAAATTGTTTTGTAGACAATGACACTACAGAATGGGTTTACTCATTACAAGTCAATTGATAAACAATAATCCATTTGGACACGAATGTTGTGAGCTAGTCACAACCAACATGGGACGGGTCTGGTTTCTGGATCAAAGACCAGTCTTCACTCTCCAAGCACAGTGGGCAATGTTCCGCACACCACCAATGCCGAGTCCGACTACCAAACGTATCATGTGCACAATCACGCTCAAGGTCTTGCCCACAATGAGAACATTGCACTTCGCAAATATCCTCTTCGGGCACTAAAGAGCGAATCACTTCAAGCGTTCATTCGTGAAGAAATGAAACCAGCGCCACCAGCAACAGCAAACGCAGACACCCAACCTTCAACGCCTAACTCCCACGGCCACACCCTCAACCAAAGACAAACCAGAACCCATGAGACGTGCATCCCAAGACACCAGACGCAGGTCAGAAGATCGCCGACAAAGCCGCGAACCCAACTTCGGTTCACCCCGTCGGGTTCGTAGCAAAACGTGTCAAGACGTTGCGACATCTTCGACTCTGATTCCAGACTGAACCCGATCAACGAGTCACGCACGAAGAAACGTGTAATGCGATACGCGGCAAGAATTAGACCTGCATAGATTAGGGCCGTCATAGTGATATTGGGCTTTGAGTAGTCTCGACGGTAGATTCTTTTACATTCTTGAGACCACGAGTTTCTCTGATCTCGGTTGTTGCCTCGCAATGCAGCGAATTGGGCAGCCGACCCGTCAGGGCAGCCCATGTGATGATTGTGTCTCGGTCCCATGCACGCAATCCATTGATTGAGTCGTAGTCGGGATTGGGTAGCAGTTTACGAAAAAGCCAAGCGTGTGGAGTTCGCTTATCAACTTCGAGTAAAGGTGCAATTTCTCTTAGTCCTAGTATTTGGTTTTGCATCTAGTACCTCTCGTGTGAGTCGTCTTTGACCAATAGTATCTCTTACTACGACTGTAATCGTAGTGCTACATGCGGACTCAAATCTGAATCTGCTAGCAGCTATTGCTAATATCTTTCATCTGTAGTAGCTTCGCATACATGAAGAAAATGTGTAGCACCCACCAAGAAGACATCTCATGATAGCCACCTACGCTTGGAACGCGTTTGAGGCTATCAAATTCTGGATATGCCTCGGAGGAATGGCCGCCATACTCTCATGGCTCCTCACCCCAAAACGCTAAAAGGGATCGCACTGAGGCGACCCCTTCTAGTTTGCATCAACGGGCAACTATTGCCGTAGTCTGCCGTCAAACACCAATCAAGCAGAAGCCAAATCGGAAGGCATGTAAGCACAATCCTCAATTGGTGTCGGCAGCGAATCAACACAACGCCACGCTACAGGCCCACCGGATTGAATAGCCGCCTGATCCGACAGTGACCACGGATCAGCAGTTACACCAGCAGGAAGAAGCGTAGGAGCGGCACCCGTTGGATGACCCGCTGGATCACCAGAACCCGGCACCCAAGACGGGAAAGTTGCTCCCGGCATCGACGGGAACCAGCAAGGGTTGTTCTGAGCGTAACCCGAAAGGGTTAGTTCCAAAGCACCAATGGTGAAGTTCAGGCCGCCAGCAAGCTCCCAGTTTTTGGTGAGCGGGAAAACCCAGTGGATGTACTGTGAAGAGTTCACACCATCAACAGAGCAGGAGTTCCCGGCGTTCTGTGACCACAACTCTAACGACTTAGACGATGAGCAAGGATCATCAAGGGAGTTGCGCATCGCAGCACCCAAGAAGTTGCCATCACCGTCGGTCAGCAGGGTTGCGTTAATCAGCATCTCGATAAGAGGTAGCGGAATGCCGCAAAGCTTTAACTCAACCGTGAATCCTTTAAGCCGGTCGCAGTCCTTGTTGCGGATACAAATCTCACCATTACCGTTTTTAGTGGTGATGTCTTCGCCGCCTTCGACATCAGGACTCATGTTGAGTTCCATGAAACCGGAGGAAAGGACACGACTATTCAGTGTCAGCGGGTCAAGAACAACATCGTTGCTATCTTGCCGAGTAACACGAATTGCACATGCCTTGATTGACTTTGGGCAACAAATTGTCATTTCTGACCCTCCTAAGGATCGGACGTTGCGTAACAGTAATGCAGCCTACGCGTTACTGGAAGGATTATGCTGATAGTGAAGCGATTAGACTTACGCGACCCTTACCAGAGGTTTCTGCTTTCAGAACTTGTTTCTTCAACGTAGGGTTGTTTTCAACGTACTCAAGAACCTCAGAAACGGTTAGTAGTGCAGGATCAACAATGTCGGCGACCTCGGTTGTTTCTTGCACAACGGGAGGGGTTACCGTCGCAGTACGTGTAACAGATGCAGCAACTGATGCTAAACCTTCAACGGGCCGCACATTCCAAGGTTGTCCACCACGCGTAGTCTTCATTTTATCTCCAAACAATAAACCGTGTTTCTCAGTTGAAACACTGAAACCTTCAACAAAGTCTGCAACCACATTACCTTGAGAATTGCCGGGGACAACAATGGTCGCGTGAGGAAGCACAAACCTGACAACGCTACCCGTACGGTTACTAAGTCGGCAGAATGCTTGTTCACCCATGATAGTGACATCGACACTGACGAGTGGACCCGTGACCGGCATTAAACGCTGGCCCAGAAGTTCACGCAACTCTGAGTCGTGACAAGGCTTGAGGTACTGACGAAACCACTCATGCTGCCGGTTCGATTTGAGGTACCGGAGAGCAATCATTTAACGCACCGGGCAGAGTGTCAACACATTTGTAAGCCACTGCTCCACCTGCCCGAATCTGCTGCATATCGGAAATCGTCCAACTATCAGCCACAACACCTGCCGGTAAAACGCACGGAGGTACACCACCAACGAACGGTTGAACAGACTGATAAGACGGAAAAGATGGGCCGGGCATCGAAGGATAAAACATCGGGTTCTTCTTCGCGTACCCTGACAAACTCAACTCGGTCGCACCGATATTAAAGTTTAGACCGCCAGACACGACCCAACGGTCTGTGTATGGCAGCACCCAATGGATGTACTGGCCGAGAGTGTTCCCCGTCGCATCGCACGTTGTCGCAGCGTTTTTTGTCCACAAATCAATCATGAACGCAGTGCAGGAACCCCCGTTTTCCATATCGTTGTTGAACGGCCACCCAACTATGCTCACATCATCACCGTCGATATCAAGTAAAGCCCGGTTGTCTGCCATCCCGTTGAGAAGAAACATCGCGATCGTCGGCATTCCACACAGCTTTAACTCAAGTGTTAAACCTTTCATCTGGTCCGGCGGACGATGAATTACACCAATGCTATTCGCCGCAGGGTTCATCATCATTGTTTCGCTGCCCTGCTCGTAATCAGGGGAAAGGACAAGTTCTGAGAACCCGTTGGTCTGCCACCGTGACAGATCCACGGTCGGTGCAGGCGGAAACGGGATCAGCGCATCACCGGCAGAATGATCGCCGTAATACAAATCTAAAGGCGTGACACGAATCGCGAGCGCTTTAATTGACTTCGGGCAGCAATCAAACGTGACCGCCACGATCAGATCAGAGCTTCCTCGAAGTTCACCAGCACGGCAAACATGCAGCAACCGTCGGGGTTAACAGCCGCGGTACGCTCACCACGGTAAGTTACGGTGTTGGTCGCCCGGTCTAAAGCCTCAGCGATTGTCTCAGGGAAGATCATCGGCTCACCTAGCCTGACATCAACCATTCCGGTCGCATAAATCCATGCCTCACCGGCGGCAAGTTCATGAACCGCTGCGAAAGGTCCGACAGCCGGGTCGTAACCCGGACCGGAGACAACAATGTCGCCACGGCCACGGGTGAGTAAAACACCGTCGCCCTCGGTCCCACCGGGGCCAGAATCGTCGTCGATCAGATACCACTGTGCCATACGCTCAGCTACGACAGTCGGAGCGTGAATCATCCCTCTGCCGCCCGTGGCGCAACTACCAACAGCCTGCTCAAGCAAAGCCAGCCCTAACGCGACGTTCACCGCGACGGGTAGCGCCCAACCACCGGGGTTCACAATGTTCGCAGGAGGAGTCCAGAATCGGAGATTAATGTTAGCGACGTTTAACGCGCCGGACCAAAACTCGTTTTCGATTGCTTTGCCCGTACCCGCGGCCAACTGCCTCAACGCTTTGCCCGTGTAATCGTTTGCCTCAAACCCCCAAGAAGAACAGGTGTAAGGAACTTCAACGATAAACGGCTGGTAAATCAGTGGCCCTTGATCGCCGTCATAATCTTTCTTCACATCGGGTGGGGAAAGCTCAGGGACACCCGGAATTTGTATCGGAGTGATTAGAATTGTGTCTCCGCCGGAACCGCCAGAAAGATCAACATCAGAGGGGATAAGGCCGCCGAGCGCGGCTTGAGAGTTTGTGGTAAGAACAATAACGAACGCGGCGATCTCCCCTGTTACAGGGTCGATGCCGGAAGGCCCGCCAAGAACAACCAGTAGATCTACGGGGAAACCCGTTGAAAGGATCGCTGCGATGATCTCATCTGTTGTCGCGTTCCAAGGGATCGGATCGGAAATTGTGCCGCCGTTCCCGGTGTTGTCCCACACCCAAGTACCTGCCGTAGCGTCAATCTGTAGTGTGATAATAAAGTTGTTTCCAGCGCCGCAAGGAATCCAAACCTCGGAGCTAACACAGTTCTCGGGTTGGAAGACAAACCCTGCTTCCCAGCGTGAGTCGGGTTCGACGACAATATTTGCCGAGTCTAAAAGGCCATGCAACGCGCGTTCTGTGGCGGGTGGGCGTACAACAGCTTCAGGTGAAATGCCCACGGAGCAACTCCTACTAGGGGAACAGATTACCAACCATACTCGCAAAACTTGAGCTAACCGGGGAGAGTTAGGGCTTTACAAGTTCATCACGCACCGTGGGAGTTGGCCCAATGGTGCGCACCGAACGTCCCCGGATGAACCGTGTGATCCTCATCACGCCGATGTTTCTCATTCCAAAGGTAAGGCGAAAAAGACCGCGGCGGTAACAGCAGCACATCAGCTTTGTCACGAAAAAGGTCGTTCACAACCTTCGGCCCTGAATGCAAAGCACCTAACGGCAACCTCTCAATCGCCAAACTGATTGCTTCTCGCATCAGCCGATGCCCCGCGACAGCCCCTAAAACAGCGTCGTTTAACGACCACGGCGACTCCCAAGTCGCAAACACATCATACGGAAGCAACGAATCAAGCGGTCTGAACAACTCAACATCAGAATCCAAATAGATCCCACCAAAATGCCATAACGCTTCCAAGCGGATCAGGCCCGCCATCTGCGCCCCCGAAGCACAATCCGCCCAGTGTGGGGAGGTGAGGGGAAACTTTGCGGGATCTACAGGATCGCGGAATGTCACATAATCCCAATGCGGATGCAAACCGCACGCGCCACGCCAAAACGTTTCAGCCTCAAAAGAAGTCTCGGCAGGAACAGTCCGTATCAGTCGTGCAGGGATCATCGTTGAGCAATCAACTTTCGCATCGCAGTCGGGTTACTAACGGCACGCCAATACTCTCCCACCAAATCACGGTTCGGTTGAGCGCATATACGCTCAGCGTCAGAATGCCACAAAGAAACTGCTAACCCCGGATGGCGTACAACCCCCACCAAACATTTTGCAACAGCAACAAGCTGATCGTCGTCGCCACCCCACCCGACGAACCGTTCGTCCTGACCCCCGACAGTCTCCCAAAATGTGGGGGTGACGACATGCACACCGCCGTTAGCTAACCCCGGCGGAGAATCTGTGCCAGCGTAGACACAGTTGTCAAATGGGATGTGAAGACGATGATCGCCTGCCTGAGCGATCGCAGCGGCTAGCGCCGACGGCGGGGGTAGCGTATCTGCATCAGAAATGATAATCACATCAGCGCCTAAACCCGCTGCGAGTTCAACTGCCGCATTGCGACACGCACCAAGGTTAAACGGTTCATGATCTGTATCAACAGTCATAATCTGTGCCTCAGGGACATGCACCGCGTACCATGCCGCACAAGATGATACGCGGGGACGCGGGCTGTTCTAGCTCTCCACGGGATCATCACCGCGACGTTCAACGCTTCAGACCCTCAACAGATTTCACAAACAGCACAGCACCCTCATAGGAATCCAATTGAGCAACTCTTACCGATGCTTTGACACAAGCCGCAGACCATACGTCACCCTTGAGCAGGTGCCGCAAACCTTCGATCCAACCCTTAAAATTGTTTTGCTCCACAAAGACACCCGCATCCCCCAAGGATTCTTTCAACCCCGGAGTCGGTGAAGCCATCACCGGGATACCGGAACACATCGCCTCAACACCAACCATCCCCCACGTCTCAGCCTTGGAAGGCATCAACAAGACGCGTGTTCGTGCGTACACGTCGTCACGCATGTTCTGCGTGCAGGCAACAACTTCAACGTTTCGCCCGACAACAGAACGCTGCGCACCATACCCGCCTTTCACTCCCAAAAACTGTACATCAGGCATGAAACGAACAAGTTTCTGAAACATGGCTACGCCTTTAGAATCAGAAAGATTAACAAACGTAACCCTATCGCCCGGTGTTGTCTCAAAGGCTTGCCGATCAAATATGGGGTGAACAACAATATGCGGGCATCTGTGCCGGGCTATCAACGCTGACGACTCAGAGTTGAAAACAAGTAGATCAGGCGGGGAGTCGCTCATCTGCCGGAGAGCATCGTGGCCTATCAGCCCGTGAACCATCCGCACCGACGGGATGTTGTGATACACGGCAAGCCTATGAGCGTGACCCGAATCACCCAAGTGAGAGATAACAACATCAGCGCCCGCCACGGTTTCTTCCATGCGTTCCAAACCGGGAACAACGCGCACACCATCCAGAAGGTATTCCGGCCCGCCACTCATCACGGGGTTCGCGACAACATCATGCCCGGCAGCGTTCAACACTTTTAGAAACTCATGTGTAGATAGCCATGACCCAACCCGAGATTCCGGCGGATACATCGGCACTACAGCACCAATTCTCATCGGCTCATACTAACAAACAAACTAACTGTAAACGCGAAAAAGGGGCCGGTTTCCCGACCCCTCCCATCGCTAAACGTTGCGCTTTGTTAAGCGCACACCAAAGGCGTAACAGCCTCAGGGCCGGTACCATCAGGGCAAAGAGTGATCTCAAGACGGAGAGACTCCAAACCAACCTGACAAACCTGAACCCACTGCTCAGAGAAGATTTGCAGATCGTTAGTACCGTTAAGGATTGAATCCCGCACGATACCAACATCTAGAGTTCCACCATCAAGGCGAACATACGTTCCCGGAGCGAACATGTAACCAACAATTGAAGTTGGGAACGGGTTAATCACACCAGCACCTTGAATGTCATTGAATGCCTGACCAGCGCCCGTCGCCGAGTCGTAGTACCAAGCAACATCAAGATTCGCAGAAGCCAACCATGCGGTCACTTCAGACTCACCGGCGTTTAAGAAGTTCAACCCGAGCGCATGATCGTTTACCATGTCAACCTTGATAAACTCAACAGTCCAAGAAGGAAGCATCACAGTCAACACAGAGTTGGTCGCCATGTGCTGACGGCGACGATAATTCGCTGCCGCAGCAAGGATTGTCTGTGTCACACCGCGAGTCGCACCATAAGCGGGTGCGGCTGTCACAGCGGTAGAAGTTGCGTCAATCGCATCCAGATAGAAGATTTCCTTAGTGGAAGTAAACGCCACCGCAAGGTCTTCAAGGAACGCAGCAACCTGCTCAGGGAACACCCGATAGTTGAGGTTGCCGAACTCCACACACTGAGAAACAGCGTCAACCAAGCATTCCTCAATCGGGGGACAATCAACATGCACGCAAGGCTTAGGCGCAGTCAAACCGCTAGCAGACCCATACCCGGCGGCATCTTCAGCTTCAGTTGTGACACGAACACCCGCAAGGGCATCGGTCCAATCCGGCGGGGTAATAAAGCGGATACCGCCACGAGGTGCCTCAACTGACGGCAAAGTCTGCTCAACAGGATTCAGAGGCTCTGCCAGACGGAAGAACTCATACGAAGGCGGGATAGGTGCGCAGTTGCCACCAGAAGCGACAAGCGAAGTACGCTCACGAGTCGAAGCGGCCCACTCGGCACGCACAGTGTCAAACACTGAGAAGTTTTCCTCAGCGCCACCAGACACCTTATTGGGAAGATCCGACTGGGCAGTTGCAAGAACTACACGCTCGTAAGTGCCACTGGAGGCATTGTTCATGCCGTGACGTTTCTTGGTGATCGCCGTTGCAAGCTGCATACGATCTAGTGCTGTTCCCTCGCTAAGACCGGGGATCGCATTGGATGCGTGCAGGATTGCGCCCGATGGAGCGGAATCGGCCAGAGGTGTTACACCCTCTGGTATACGCCGGGTCAGTGCAGAACTGGCCTCGGCACCTGTAAGGGAATTGCTGTCTTCCACTGTGACCTCCAAGGACAATTCAACGGTTTCTGTTTTTTCAACCTCTTCGACCAGAATGGTCTCAGCGGGTACTTCTTCTTCTACTTCTACTTCGGTTGCCAGTTCGACAACCTCGCTAGGAGCGTCATCCTCAGATGAAAGCTCGACAACGACCTCGGTTGACATAACCACTTCAGCCTCAATTGCGGTTTCAACAACCTCATCTGCAACTGGTTCGACGAAATGATCCATTGCAGCAGCAATCCGATCACTGCGATCTTGCAGTTGTGCTGACCGCGAGTCAAGTTCTTTGGCAATGCGATCGTAATCGGCAACAAGTGCCTCGACCATAGCTAGCGCTTCGTCGGATGTGGCTGCATCGCCACCCATTGCTTCTGCTTCGGCACGAACACTCTCAGCGAGCGCCTTGAGATCAGCGTCGGCAATGGCTGTTAGGTCTTCAGGTACAACGATGTGATCCAATTTACAACTCCTCCAGCTTGAGCAGTTATTATATTCTGCTCACCTATGGTCAACCCTTATGTGTCTGTTATAGAAACACAAGGGTTATTGATCGGATACCTTACGGCAGAAACGTCAAGTTACCGTGATAGTCACTCAACACGTCTTTGAGCGCCGGGCGGCCGGGGCGGGGCTGGCGTTGATCTTCCCTCAACAAACTGTGACCCCGGCCACACGGATTGGCTGGTGCCATCCGTCGCAGGGCTACCTGACGGCATCTCTTCTTCAAGCCGTTTCAGTAAAACATCGACAGGTTCCCCGGTGATGGAACCGTAAATCGCTACTGCTCCGGCAACCCATCCAGACAGTCGGTTGCGTTCATCATCTCTAGCGGTTACAGCTTCACGCCATGCTGAGCGGATGCGTGCAAGCGCAGCAGACCCGTCAGGTTTCTTCCCACGGTTCTGCTTGTGCCGTGAGCTTTCGATACTCAATACGATTTTCAGTTTGTATCCTTTCTCGTGCTGAGCGTTTTGCTGCCCGACGCATCTCTTTTCTTTGTCTCCCAGAAGTCCCGCCGTACACCCCGTCGTCCTCATCTATGTTCGCAGTCAAACATTCCTGTTGGACCTCACATTGCACACAGAACTGTTTGGCTCTTACAACATCTTGATACTGGCCTTGTTTTGGAAAGAACATACTAGGGGGTTTCCCCCGGCAACGTGCTTGGAGTTTCCAGTCATCCGGTTCTTTTACGATGTGCTGAGGATAACAAAAGTTCACATGGATGTTTCACTCATCGCTATCTAAATTTTGTTACATACCTTCGTCCATCTTGGGCCGTATGCTCAAATATATGCACGATGCACTAGAAGCGAAGAAAGATATGACTGCTTTAATGGCAGCAGTGTTGCTAAAAGATTGGGAGGGTCTTCTTCACTTGATCGGCGGTTTGAGTGAGAAGGAATCTAAGGCCGTCATAGTTTCGCTAACTGGGTTACTTGGTCAACTGGTATTTAACTTTGCCGCACATTCAGATGTTGACCCATTGGAGTTTTGGTTAGAAGCAATGGAAGGCACCCACTCAGAAGAATGAGCGATGCAGCATGTAAGCTGAAATTGTGGCAGCGCCTCCTCCCCCCCCTTGTACTCAGTGGACAACTGATGAGCAGGTTCGCGCCTGCTGCACGGGCCTAGACCCCGCGTTCGACCTGACTGAAGCAATCCAGTTCGCGTCAGAGATTCTGTTTAGATTGTCCGGGCGACGCTGGCCCGGAGAATGCACTCGCACAGTTTTTCCATGCGCCGGAGACAACTGCGGTTGCAACGCTGACACATGGTCTTGGTTTGCTTCATCCGGTTGGGGTTGGGCGTACGCTGGTTACCCTTCGTTGCCGTACATGGTCGCGGGCGGATGGGTCAACAAATGGCAGGGATGCCGTGGGGTTTGCCACTTGGATTGTGTTGATCTTCCCGGTACGGTTGATGAGGTTACCGAGGTTTTGATTGATGGTGTGGTTTTAGACCCGTCGGCCTACAAGGTTGAGGCTTACAGGCGTGTGTGTCGCGTGGATGGCGGCCACTGGCCATGCTCTAATGATCTAGGCGCTGAGCAGTGCGCTCCGGGCGGCAACCAAGACCTTGGTATGAGCTTCACGGTTGACGCGACCGGCGGCTCTTGGATTCTCAGCATGGCCGATCCGGGTGGCGGTAGTACTGCTATCAGCGTCCCTTACGATGCTTCTGCTGCTGCGCTCTCAGCGCTAATCGAAGCGGCGGTTGGTGTTGGATCTGTTGTGGTTTCGGGCGGGCCGGGCGATGCCGGGGGAACTAACCCTTACTTAGTGCTATTTGATCCGGTGGTTATCGGTTACGTCCCGTCGGTTACCAGCACGTTTGGAGCGCTAATCGGAGGAACAGCACCTTCCTCGCAGACTATTTATCAGACAGGTTGCCTTGCTGGCACTGGAACATGGTCAATCACTTATGTTCAAGGATCACCACCCCCGCCGGGTGGGCAGATGGCAGCAGCAATCTTCGCTTGCCAGATCGCACTGAACCAGTGTGGTGGCGATGGGTGCATACTCCCGCAACGGCTGAAACAAATCACTCGTGAAGGCGTTTCAATGGAGTTTGCAGACCCGCTGGTATTCCTCGATAAGGGCCAAGTGGGGATTTATGAGGTTGACCTCTGGGTTAAGTCTGTTAATCCGGCTGGTCTGCAAAGAAGGGCAGCGGTATATCGGGCTGATGAGAAAAAGCGTCCGACGACGTGGACGTGACTCGTGGCTTGTGACCTTACTGACCCGTCGTATCTTAATGAAGTCCTTCAGCTTGTTGTAGATGACCTGTGTGTCGCCTTGGGAGAATGCACTGTTGCAGGCGCTCCCAGATCTTGTTTCATTTCTTGGACAACGCCACCTGATGACTGCTGCGACTTTCTGGCAGTGTGGATGGAAGAGATTTTGCCAACAGTAAAGTTCCCGTCAGCAAATACTTCTGACCCCTTCCAGTGTGGTGTCTCACGAATGATGAGAGTGAAGGCCCGACTTGTCCGTCCTTGCTGGCCGGTTGTGAGGGATAATGCCAAGTCCCCATTTCCGCCAACCCCAGACATGCAAGCGGCATCTGAGGCTTTACTGATCGACGCTAATGTTGTCTGGTGCAGGCTTGTATCAGCATTTAATAACAACTTTTACAATGTCAACCAAAACGGTTGCCTTATGGCAATGATGGGAACTCTGAAACCCGATCCACCAAGAGGTGGATGTGCGGGATTCACTGCAACATGGCTCATGGAATTAGATAGCTGTCGCTGCTAATGGCTGGTTTCATTCCGAACCCAGCGGGCCTAGCTGAACTCCTTCAGTCTCCAACGGGTGCGGTCGGCATCTACATTTCTGCTCTGACTAAATCGGTAGAAGAACTAGCACAGGCGACATGTCCTACTGTGAGCGGTAGTTTGCGCGACTCAATCCAGTCGATTGTCACATCCCCACCCATCCGTGGCGAAGTGCGAGCGGGTGGGGATTCCGCACCATACGTCCTCGCAGTCCATGAAGGCTCTTTACCCCATGAGATTCTTCCAGTAAATGCCCCAATGCTCGTATTCCCTGACAGGGTAACAGGCGTCCTTCAGTACAGGTTGCGGGTATGGCATCCGGGGACCAAATACCCACAGCCGTTTCTTTGGGACTCTCTGAAAACGGTTATTGCTGCAAAAGCGTGATTATTGCAGGCGTCCTGTTGTGCACTGTAGTACAATCCTCTCAACATAACGATTGAAAGGTGACGTATGTCAGATACAACAGCAGTTGCTCCGATTGACCAGATTGAAGCTTTAGCCGCTGAAGCAGAGAAGAAGTCAGAGTCGATCAACGTGCGAGAAGAAACCTTTACGCTTGCTTCGCAGATTCCTGCGATTGTGATGTTGAAACTAACTGCTGCCGGGGATTCCAAAACCTCCCCATCACGGCAGATGGGTGCGATCCTCGACTTCTTGAACCACGCATTCATCTCTGACGATCGTGAGCGTTTCATGAACTTCCTAGAAGAAGCTGACCCGATCATAGATTTTGATGAATTAAATAAGATTCTTGAAGCTGCGACAGAGGTGATCGCCGCGCGCCCTACAGAGCAGTCGTAGTCCTCAGTTCGTGGTGCAGTTACAATGCACTTGAGGTTGACGGCTGGCTCGTCGGGTCCGGTAGGCGTTTAGCAGAACTCTCCCTTGTGGAGATGTTGAACTTTGTTTATTCGCGTCTCGTGCAGGATGCTGATGAAGAAGGTCGCAAAAAAGTTGATCTTGCTCTCGCTGGACGATTAGGCGCTCATGGTGGTGAGATCATTGATGACCCGATGCTTCCAGCTTCTATGCAGGGCATGGAGGCTCCTTCATGGTGGAATAGTGACCATGATGCTTTCGCAGATCAGCACACTTTTGATAACTCCGACACAACCTTTCATGGGGTGACCTGATGCCACAAATTGTTGGTACAGCAGTCATCGAGATCGTTGGTGACGCCTCAGCGTTCAACGCAACCCTTGCAGGTTTGGGTTCTAAAACTTCGGCTGCGATGGCTACAGGCATCGGTGGTTCTGCTGCATTAGCTGGTGGTCTTGGCAAAGTTTCGTCAAGTTTCACAGGTTTGGGAGCATCCGCTACAAGCATGGGTAAAGCCCTTGGCGGGTTTACTGTTGCGGCGGCCCTATTCGGCGTTCTAGGTGTCAAAGCTGTATATGACTTTGATACTTCGATGCGTCGCGTTGGTGCTGTTCTTGGGGCAAACAGGGAAGAGTTTGACAAACTCGATGCCGTTGCGCAGAAACTCGGTAGAGATACAGAGTTCACTGCCGCTCAAGCAGCGGACGGAATGGTAAAACTTGCTACAGCGGGCTTTAGCACTAACGAAATTCTTCAAGCCATTCCCGGTACGTTGCGGCTTGCTTCTGCTGGCCAATTCGGTTTAGCTGAAGCAACGGGGATTGCTGCTGACACGCTGCGCTCGTTTGGGATGGTCGCAAGTGAAGTCGGTCGCGTCAATGACGTACTTGCTAACACTTTCGTAAGCAGCAACACAACGTTGCTTGATCTTGCTTACGCAATGAAATACGTGGCACCCGTTGCGGAAGCTTCAGGAGTTTCTTTCGAGGAAACAACAGCAGCGTTGGGCCTTCTAGCCAATGCTGGACTGAAGGCTTCGCTAGGCGGTACTGCTCTTCGTGGCGCAATAGTCAAGCTGGAGAAACCGACAAAGCAGGGTGCTGAAGTCATTGACAGGCTTGGCATAGTAACCAAGGACTCTGCTGGGAAACTTCTACCACTTGAGAACATCATCGGTCAGTTAGAAAAAACGTCATTTAGTACTGCTGACGCAATCACCGTCTTCGGGCAGCGCGCCGGTCCGGGCTTCTTGTCACTTGTAAGCGTCGGTTCTGAAGCTCTGCGCGAACTGACTCAGGCTAACAAGGAGGCCGGTAATGAGCTTAAGACCGCAACCAAGGAATTAGGATTAAATAAGGATCAGCAAGATAACTTACGATTTGCGTTCTTAAAGTCATACGACACGGTTTCTAAGTTCAAGTTCAACATTGACGACACAACCTCAGTGCTAGCTGCGTTCGTCAAGCGTGGATTTAATGCGCAGCAAGCTCAGGAGAAGCTTGAAAAAGCAATGTCAGCGACAAAGAACAATGCAATTCTGCCGCTGATCGGTGCAACTCGTAGACTCAATGGCACGTTAGTTGACGCTGATGGCGACGTTTTAAGCTTTCAATCGGTACTGAGGCTGCTTGAAGGTGCCGGGCTGACTTCGGCTCAAGCCTTAGACCTGTTCGGAGAATCTGGCGCTGCGTTGTTTGAGACGATGAAACTCCCGGCAAAGGAGATTTCTAATCTCAGCGATAAAATGGCGAATAGTGGGACCGCTGCTGAGATCGCAGCTAAACAGATGGAAGGTGTTAAGGGTGGACTCAAGAGGTTCACGTCATCCCTGCAAGGTATAGCTATCGTTGCTTTTGGCGGCAAAGACGGCATCATTAACAAACTTGCAGATGCCGCCGATGCTGTTGCAAGGTTCATGAACCGCATGATGGAGCAATCCCCCGGAGCGATAAAAGCAATCGTTGGGATTGTCTTCGCTCTAGGTGGCCTTGGTCTGGGTTTGAGAATTATGGGTAGCCTTCTCAAGGCATTCGGAGGACTCGTCAAGGTATTTCAGGTGCTCGCAACGAATCCCGCCATCCTCGGGTTCATTATACTTGCTGGCGTACTGATCGGCGCTTACAAGTCGTCCGAGGACTTTCGTACCTCACTCAGAAGTCTCTTCGATCAAGTCAAGGAATTATTCAATGCAATAGGCGACTTGCTCTCACCTGCAATAGGCGCGGCAGGTGATGCCATGCAGGGTGCCAAAGATAAGACATCCGCTTTAAGCGATGCATTCAAGATTGTTGGCGATACCATTTCTGACGTTATCAAGAAGATAGAGGTCAAGATATTTCAATTTAGGCTTGAAATGCAGAAGCTAACTCCTCAGCAAATTGAAACCATTAGAACAGCCTTTGATAATGCGAAGGATGCAATCAAGAAGTTCCTAATTGTTGCCGGTGGGCTTGCTGCGAGTTGGGCCGTAATCAGTGCCGTAATCTTTACTGTCAGTGTGATAATTGGAGCACTTACTACTCTATTCGGTTTTCTGTCTAGTCCCATCGTTCTGACAGTCGCTGCTATTGCTGGACTTATATTTGCCTTCAAGACTCTATATGAACGTAGTGCGCCATTACGAGACTTTATTCAGGGTCTCAGCGACAAGTTTAAGGAGTTCACTACTGGCATAACTGTAGGTAAGGATCTTATCAAGGAAGGTATTACTCCGATAGAAAACTTTGGTGTCTCAATACGCGGTGCCTACGACACGATTATAGATAAGTTCCAAGAGTTCGCAACTGGTATTAGCAATGGCAAGGACTTGATTAGGGAGGGAATAACACCACTAGAGGATTTTGGTGCTGCAATCCGCATAGTCTTCGACGCAGTCAAAGACATAACATTTACAGCAGTAATTGAAGGATTTAAGACCATAAAACAGCTCATTGAGGGTGACTTTGAGGGGGCATCTAAAACTGCTAGAGATGCTTTAGACATTCTCTATGACAAGATCAGGGATCTACCTAGAGTCATCGGGGAAGTTGTATCTCAGGCTTTTGATTTTCTCGGAAATCTATCTGATAGTGGAGCACGTGTAACTGACTCGATCTATACAACGCTTATTGGAGCAATATCTAATGTTCCGTCACTCCAACCGTACATAGAGAATTTGATTGACCCATTCGCCAAGGGAATTTTTAGCGCAATAAAAGCTAGCTTCGACAATTTCAGCGGCATAAGCGACATTATCAGTGGGATATTTACTCTTGATCCCGTAAAGATACAAGAGGGCATAGACAAGTCATTTGAGGCTATCGGCAACTTACTGAGTATTTCAATTCCCAGTATCGCAGCGTCCTTAGGCTATCTTTTCTCAACAATAATTCCTGTAGCGTTAGAGGATTTTAAGAAGCGAATCGAAAATGTTCCCTTTGTCGGCAAAATAGCAGAACTGATAATTATACAACTGCAAGGTATTTCTGAGGCGGCTGGTTCATTCTCAACCATCATTGCTGGAATCTTTAATCTGGATGGTGGTCAGATTGCTTCGGGTTTTACAAATTTGTTCAACTCAATACTCACAACCGTAAAGACTGCCCTCCCAGCAGCCTTCGATGCCATAAAGCAACTCTTTAAGGACATCATACCGGGAACAATTGACGCTCTTATTCCGAAGATAGAGGATTTCCCGATCCTTGGCAGTTGGGGTGCATCCATCCTTACAACGATCAAGGGTGGCGCTCAGATTCTCGGCGGTTTAGGCGACATTATTGCTGGAATTTTCACATTCGACATGACAAAAATACTGGGTGGCTTCGATCGAATAGGGCAAGGTATCGCAACTTGGATAGTTGATCTACCTGCATTCCTTTTGGACTACGTTGCAGACATGGGTGAGGCATTTGCTGGGTTGATTGAGGGTGCTGCGGATTACATAGTCAAGGAAGCACCCAAGTTCTTCAAGAAACTTAAAGACCTCCCCGAGATCCTCGGCAATTTCATTGTTGGACTATTTAAGCCCGGCAAGGGTGGGAAGGGTGGCAAGAAGAAAGATATGGCAGGTGAGGGCCTTATCGACGGTTTCAAGAGCTTCTTCTCAAGGCTTCCGGGCATCTTCATATCGCTCATGTACTCATCATTTAAGATAATCATTACCCTGATACCGGGCATTTTGGGAGTTCTCGCTGATTGGGGTCTTGACCTAATTAAACTTCTGTTTAATGTCCTAAAAGGCATCGGTGGATGGCTCGTTACAAAACTGCCCCCATTACTTGTAGACGGAATAAAGCTAGCTTTCGACGCGGTTGTGCGCTTCGGACCGCTCATTTTGCTCAAGATAGTCAACTGGCTTATTGGCCTGCCCGCAATCATCTTCGGATTTCTTGGTGATCTAGGAGCTAAGCTTTTAGAGTGGGTTAAAGTCGCTTTTGATTGGATTGTTGAGAACGGCCCCATCATTTTGTTCTCTATTGGCGAATGGCTTGTTAGTTTGCCCGGTAAGATTCTTGGTTTTCTTGGTGATCTTGGCGGAACAATCCTCGGTTGGGTCAAGATGGCGTTCGATTGGATCGTTGAGAACGGCCCCGGAATCCTTTTAACTGTCGGCGAATGGCTTATTAGTTTGCCCGGTAAGATTCTTGGTTTTCTCGGTGATCTTGGAGGAACAATCCTCGGTTGGGTTAAAGGAGCGTTTGACTGGATCGTTGAGAACGGCCCCGGCATTC